GCCAGCCGCCCGAAGTTTAGCCAAGGGTTCAGCCAGGGCTGCCATCACCACCAGGGAGTGATCCACTTTCGACATGGAACCTCCATTGGCTGCCCGCATGCGCAGGAAGTAATACGTTACCCCTCGGCATGGGACGTTTGACGGTCACACCATAGATATAACAGATGACACGAAAAAATCCGGAAAGATTTTTTCGCGCCTGACCGCATATCCAGGGTGACCGCCAGTGCTGCTCGCATGGTTGGACGGTCATACATTGACCGCCCGTGCGAACGTCACGCGACGAAAAATCGCGTGGGTGAACGTCTTACATTGGAGCGTATGACTTTCACGCCATATAGATAACAGATGGCCAGAAAAAAATTCGCCGCCCACGGAATTTTTTTGTTGACACTGCCACGGACAGCCGATACAATCCCACAACCGGCCCACAACGGAACCGGCAACCCTCAGGAGTATAGATATGTTCACTATGTTCACCGGAGCATCTTGCCCCCTCCCGCGTCAGTCTTACGATCCGGCTACCCTCCCGGCTGAATACCATGGGGGCGTGTTGGATTTATTCCGCCGGTCAGCCGAACGCGACATCCTCCCCACGGCACGAACACGGGCGGAATTGCCGGGGCTGAAAGAGCGGTGTGAAGAGGTAGCGGCCGCAGCGTACCTTCACTGGCGGGAGGGTAGGTTTCCTAAGATCGCCGCCGGGGATCATGCCCACGCCCTCTATGCCACACGCCGTTACTTCCGGCTCACTGGCTGGCAGGGCATGACCGGCATGAGGCGGCAGTCATACCGGAAGCGTACCCGCGAGATGATGGCAGAGCGGGAGCGGGCAGCCCATCGGACGCCAATGACACCCCCTGCCATGGCCGTAGCCGTGGAGCGGCTGACAGAGTCCCCCACGCTCTACAGGAAGGCCCTGATCCTCGCCGGGAAGGCAGGGTATGGCAGCGTTGACGCCATGCTCGCGGCCGTGGCAGGGGAGGGACACTCCCGCCGGGGAGCGTTCACGCCCACGCCCACGCCCACGGCTGGCGTCCCGGCCATGGCAGGGGATGGGACGGAGAGCAAGGGTACGGACGCGGGATGGATGGACGCCACCACGGACGCGGAGAAGATCGGCCGCGTGCGACACTGGATCAGCGTACAGTAGACTAGCGTACACTGGCAAAGCGTACACTATCGACCCCTCCCCTCCAATCGGGGGGAGGGGTCTTTCATGCGCCGGGGAGGGGAGTGTACAAACAAACACCGATATACACACGAATAGTGGGCAATGCATGCGCTACGATCCGGCCGGGGATCGGGAGATTTTGACTAGTCAAAAATAGTAACACGTTTGGCTCTAGGTGCAGTGTGGAAACGTAACGTGTTGCGGCGTCTAGGGTTGTGGCGAGTCTACGGACAGCCGCGACATGGCGACACCCACCCCCAGACCCCCCCAAATCGTAGTCGGAATCATGTCAATTCCGCACCCGACTTTTTTCAAAACCCGATGCTTCTCGTTTTTCCCCCCATGTCGCCCGCGTGTCGCCCCCCGCCAGAGGCCCAGATTCGCCTTCTAAGCCCCGTTTCGCCTCCAGGGTGACGCTGGACACTTGTTTACTAGAAAGGGCGTCTAATGGCCTGCTGCAAGTGTTGCTGCGAGAATGGCACCCCGCCGGGCGAATGCTGCGGTTCCCCGTCCACCTGTTGCAAGGAGCCCGATGTCTGCTGCGGGCCCTCTGGGTCCAAGACCTGTTGCGAGGATCCCCGCGTCTGTTGCGGTGTGGGCTCTGGCCAGGAGTGCTGCCCAGAAGGTGACCTGTGCTGTGGAGAGGAATGTTGCCCACCTTCCCAGGCATGCTGCGACGACGTTTGCTGCAACGAAGGCCAGTTCTGCTGTGACGGTGTGTGTCAGGATGAGACGTGCGAAGAGTGCGAGACGGACGAGGACTGCCCTTCTAGGTGCCCAGATGGCATGGTGGACACTCCGGACGGCGAGGTTATCCTCTGCTGCCCACCGGGCCACACGATAGACGGGGCAACTGGCGATTGCCGACCCAATGGTTTTACGGAGCCATGCACTGAAGAGGACTGCCCGCCGAGCTTCACGCAAATTCCAGGCTACTGCTGTGACAACCAATGCGAAGAGGATCCCTGCGACCCATGATCCTCTCCCTTGCCTCACTCCAGAACACCGCCAAGTCCCGTCCACCGGGATACCTAGAGGATGTTCTGTCTCGCGCCCAAGTGGACGGTGACAGTGTCACCCTGTCGCATCCTGATTACCTAGCGCTCATCCGCAAGTACCGCCCACGCGAACAGCGCCCCCGTCCACCCAAGGTCGAAGAAGTCGGTCACGGTCCAGGCACAGAACTCAAAGCTCTCCTGAAGCGTGTCGGTATCGTTGCCTCTCCCGGTTGTTCATGTAACACCCGTGCCAAGCTCATGGATGCCAATGAGTTCAATGAACCCGGCTGGTGCGAAGCCAACTTGGAGACCATCTGCGACTGGCTCCAGGAAGAGGCGACGAAGAGGAAACTTCCCTTCCTTCGTATGGCGGGAAAGATCCTGGTGAGAAAAGCCATTCGCAATGCCCGCAAAAAGGGACAGTGATCTCTTAGGAGAATCACTATGCCAGACGGGCCGTTCCTGCTGAGTGAAGAAGAGCAAGAGGAAGAGAACCGCATTCAGCGGGAGGCTTTCGCGGAAGCTCAGTTAGCCGCGATGCAGGGCCGTCCTCCACGCAAGATCACTCGCAACCCCAATGCCCAAGGCATGATCCAGGACCGCGTCACGGATCAACAGAACGCCCGCCGCACCGCACCCTTTGCAACAGGAAATTCCATGATGAACCACGGCGCTTCAGGCGCCTACCACGCTGCGATGGGTTCCGCCCAGCAAGGCAATGTCTTGGGGAACATGATCTCCCAGACCATGGGTGCCCATCAGGACGAGAACGACTCCCGTGTCGCCCAGATGCGTGAGATGCGCCGCATGCAGCATGAGAAGGAACTGAAGCGGATGGAGTTGGATGCCATCCTGGCCCGAATTGCACAAGCACAGCGTTAACCATGTTCGACTTCCTCTTTGACGACGACTGGGACGATGGACTCTGAAGGCGACAAGATCCGCAAACTCCGCAAGGGCCTATGGGCCAACGTCCACGCCAAACGTGAACGCGGCGAAGCTCCCGCCAAGCCGGGTGACAAGGACTACCCAGATCCCAAGCAGTGGAGGAAGTTGAGTGGACAGCGAGGGTGACAAGATCCGGAAGCTGATTCCGAATCGTCCGGTGCGGGATGTCCAGGGCGGCAAGAAGTTCGTCGTCCGTGCCAAGGCAGGCGACGAGGAACGAATCGTCCGTTTCGGGGATGCGTCCATGGAACACTACAAGGACGGCTCCGGTGGTGGGCATGGCGACGAAGGCCGGAGAGAAAACTTCAAAGCCCGCCACAATTGCTCCGAGAAGACCGACAAGCTGAAGCCCGGTTACTGGAGTTGTAATTGGTCTTGGGCGATTGTCCCGTTCTGGATTCTTTTGGCGTGTACGTAAGAGGGGAGGCCAATCGCCTAGCAGGGCGACAAGCCAAGCCTCTCCCAGCCAATGTGCATCGCAGCGGAAGTGCGCGGACACGCAACGGCCGTTTGACGCAAGCGTATTGCGTTCCGTGTCCGTACTGCGGTCGCGAAAGGATTGTAAAACGGAGAAACCATGCGGTAGCGCATGCCGCGCTTCCGTGTAAACGATGCTCAGAGCGGGCGCCAGCAGAGATTTATCGCGGGTTTCGGATGTCGTGGTTCCGCAAGTACGAATATCAGGCCATGGCAAGAGACGTTGCCTGGGGCATCACGACCGACGAAGCCATTGACGCATTTGAGTTGCAGGGCGGAAGGTGCGCTCTTACTGGGGAGCCGCTTACGACAAACGGCAATTTTACAGCCATTACGGCGTCATTGGATCGCATTGACAACCAGCGCGGATACGAAAAAGACAATATTCAGTGGATCCACAAGGCGCTCAACCTAATGCGTGGCGATATGCCAATTGAGGATTTCGTGGACGCATGCCGCCGCGTGGCATCCCACTCTTACAAGGTGAAGTGGTAGATGGCCGACAACTGGATGGACTGGCTGCAAGGTTCTCCTGAACGCCGCGCTGCGGATCTGGAAACCCAACGCCGCGAATACGACAAGATCACCTCGTCCCCCGACTACCAGTGGCTAAAGGCCAAGCGGGACGAGCCGATCTACGACCGCAGCATGCGAGTGTCGGTAGATCCCCGTGAAGTCCGCATGAACGCCGTGGCCGACACGCTGTATCCCAGACGGTCTTCTGATGCATTTGACGCGGAAGAGCAAGCCGTGAACTACGTGTTCGATTACGGCGGGCGGATGCGAGATACGGCCTTTGCGTCCTCTGCGGCGGCGAGCGATGGAGAATACCTGGATGCCGCCCGTCTTGCCCTGCAAGCTCCGTTCGCTGGCGCCATTCCTCCGATGTCAGCCGGTGGCCGTGGGCAAGAGCGAGACTGGCGTGCCGCTGCCCAAGAGAATGGTGTCGGTGCTGGTTCGATCCTAGCAACGGAATACCTGACCGACCCAGAGTTCTACATCACCGCCCCTGTTTCCGGATTGAAAGCGTTTGTCTATCCGGGACTGATGATGCGACAAGGCGGCGCTCTGGTGCGGAGTGTCGATGACGCCATCCGCCTTATGGACCGCGCCCGCTACGGCCAAGGCGCTGCAACGCATCTTGTCGATGACGCGGGTGAAGCGATTCGCCGTCTCCGTAACACTCCTCTTCCGGTGCGCTAATGCCCAACCCAACCCGCTACGTCGCAGATGTTTCCGGTCTCGTTCCATGGGTAGCCGACGACATCCTCGCCGGCCTGCCCCGTGCAGCCCCTGAGTCTGCCATGGAAGCCATGATGATGGCCCGCCGTGGTGCGGATGTAGACACCACCCCACTTCCCAGTGAATGGGCCCGCTCAGAAGCCGAGCGTTATGGGAAGGGCTATCGCTACGTCACCCGCCAACGCGGCTATGAGCAATCCGTCCCCAACATCTACGGTGACATCCCTGATGTGACAGGCAAGGGGATCGCGAAGTATGTCTCCGTCCCTCCACGCGGCGGAGTGAAGCGATACGGAGTTCGCGTCCCGAATGATCCTCCGCGTCCGTATCCCCACGACGCATCAGCCGCCCGCCAGGAACGCCGACTGGCCAATGCCCGAGCGATCCTAGAGAGCGGCCGACAGAACCCGGAGGTCTACGACCAACTCCCGGCCGTATTCAAACTCCCACTGAACGACGACCTCCTTGCCCGCCTCGCCGCAGAATCCCCGCAAGTCGTTCTTCGTAAGGCACTCCAGGAGAACCCCGAGATCGTCGGAGGACTGATGGGCGCCGGTGGCGTCATGGGTGGTGGCATAGCCTATGGGCTATTGAGTGACGAATAAGTAACCGTAAGCCACAAATCGGTTTACATTTCGGGCTTACCTAGACATTAGTTCACCAGAGGAACCTCCTCCCCCCGAAGGTGAAATAAATGTCCGACGAACTTCTCCAGACCGAATCCGTTTCCGAAGCCCCCGTTTCGGCTCCCGTTGATTCCGCTCCCCCGCAGTCGGCGCCTGCACAAGACGCATCGCAGGGCTTTGATTCCCCGTTTTCTGCCTTCAAACACCTTCCCGAGTTTGCCGGCCAAGACGATCTCGCTATCGCCCAAAACCTGTACCGCGCATTCAACGGTTACGGCGAGACCCAGCGTCAGCTTCAGCAGTTCCAGTCGCTGATCCCGCACACCACGGACTATGTCCAGAACCGCGAGAAGTATCAGCAGTGGCTCGCCGCCCAGCAGGAAGCCAGCCGCCCCAAGGCTCCCGAGCAGCCGAAGTGGTGGAACCCCCCGTCCATCGAAGACACCTACAAGTCGTACATCGTCCGCGACCCCCAGACGGGCAAAGAGGTCATCGACCCCAACGCTCCGTTTGAGGCCCAGCAGGCTCTCCGGAAGTACCAGGACTACACCGCGAACTTCGCTCGCAAGCTGGTCACGGATCCCGAGAACACGCTGAAGCCGTTCGTTGAACAGGTCGCGATGCAGAAGGCCCAAGAGCTTGTCCAACAGCAACTGGGCCAGTATCAGTCGCAGAACTACGTTCAGGATCTGGAACGCCAGAACTCCGACTGGCTCTACAACCAGGACGGATCGGTGAGCCGGGAAGGTCAGGCCATCCAGGCGTACATCGGGCAGGCCCAGCAGATCGGCATTCAGGATCCCAAGGCCCGTTGGCAATATGCGACCGGCATGCTCCAGCGGGATCTCCTGAACCTGCGCTACCAGCAGATGCAGCAGCCCGCCCCGCAGGCGCAGCAGCCCGCCCCCCAAGCCCCCGTTGACCCCGTTGCACAACAGAACATGCAGTTCCTTCGCGAGCGTGCAACCCGCGCTCCGAATCGAAGTGCAGGCACCACAGAGCCGAGGGCACCGCGTTCTCGGATGAGTTTTGAAGAGCGGCTGAAAGGCCAACTCGTTAACGATGGAGTCCTTTAATGGCTAGTTCGACTGACTGGGCACGTTCCATCGCAACGACGATTGTCAACCACCTTCGGGAGGAAGAGGTCGCCTCGTTGCGGAAGTACAAGGTGTTCGCTGCTTTGGAAGGCAGCGGCAACATTCGCACCAACATGTCGGGACGAGGTTTCGACTGGGAAATCCAATATCGCAACCATACCCCATCTGGTAACAACGGTGAGACTCCTCGCTCGTTCGCTCGCCAGAACCTCTGGAAGAACGCCGAACTGGAGTATCGTGGCGCGCAAGTGACCGACGCGATCTACAAAAAGGAAATGTTGGAAAATCGTAGCGCACAAGCTCTTGTCAACGTTGCTGGCAAGATGGCTTCGCGTCTCCTTACCAGCATGGAACAGTACCTTGCCAAGGAGTGGGTGGTTGACGGCTACGCTGCCGGCAACGAGCTTCGCTTCCACGGCCTGGAGTCGTTCCTGGGCACCAACGGCACGATCAACGTGGCGACCGGCGCCCAGCGTGCGGCCAACGTACTGGATCCGTTTGCGTATCCGTCCGACACCTACGCCGGTCTTTCGACCGTCCTGGGCGCGTACGGCGGCTCGCAGAAGACGGGCGTTTGGCCCAACGGCGAGGCCGATCCGGAGTTCGACTTCTACTCGCCGGTCATCGCGAACGTGACCAGCAGCTACTTCGGCGGTACGACCTGGGCAGCCAACTGTGCCAAGGCTCTCCGCGAGGCGCTTCATCAGGCTCGTCGCAACGATACGAAGGAAGACCAGATCGACATGGTTCTCCTGAACCGTCGTTGGTACATCGACTTCCTGAACAAGCTGGACGACAAGGAACGGGTCATCGTCAGCCGTCAGAACGGTCTGCGGAGCTACGGCTTCACGGATGTGTTTGAGTTCGACGGAGTTGAGGTGTCGGCGGAAAATTCGATTCCGGCCGACACGGGCTACGGTCTCGCCATCGGCAACATGGAGTTGCTCTGCATGGAAGGACAGCTTCTCAACTCTGAGGGTCCGTTCTACGACGAGATCACCCAGCAGTATCGCTACGTTGTGTCAACGTTGGGCAACCTTAAGTTTAAGAGCCCGCGCAACTTCTTCAAACTCGCAGCCCTTGCCTAAAGAAAGAGGTGATCTGAAATGAGTCTTCTTGTTGATCCGCCGTTCTCGCTTGGTCAGACCCTTGGGGTCACCAGCGCCAATGACGGTGCTAATTGGGTTGGGGCTGTGAAGCAGTTCCCGGATGTTGATCCCAACACGGGTCGCATCCGCAGCAACCGGGTGAAGACCTGCGTTGCCGTGCGGAATGCGTCCACCATCGCGCTTGCTCCCAAGCGGCTTGTGGCGTTTGACACGGGCACGGCTGGTCTGGCGTCGTTCACGCAGACGAAGGGCTACGTTTCCGCGACCAACGAAGAGCGCGTTGGCGTGGTGGACGAGTACCTTGCGGCGACGGGCGTTGCGGTGAACGATGTGTTCTGGGTCACGGTGGAAGGTCCGACTGAGGTGGCTGTTGCTCTCAGCGGTTCTGATCTGGTTGTGGGCGACCGTCTCGCAGCGATCACCGCTGCGGCTTCGACGGGCACCACGGCTGGTCGCGTGACGAAGAGCGGCGTGGGTGCTGCGACGACTGGTGCCGGCGACAACGGTCTCGGTGTTCTCGGCCGTGCGTGCAGCACGGGTGCGACCACTGGGGCAAACGTCCTGGCCATCGTGAAGACCCGCTACTAAGAACTGCCCGTCACAGGGCAATCGGGGGCGCCGCTGGCTGGGCAACTGGCCAGCGGCGTTTTCTTTATGGAACCAGCAATACAGAACCTGGACTACCTCCGGCAACTCATTGCCGAGACGCGGAAGCCGGAGTCTGTGGACATCATCAAACTGCGCATGCTCCAGGGAACTGGCATGGGCATGGACAGCATTCCAACGAAAAAGGGTGACGAATAATGTACGCCGCCGGAACGGACATGTCGAAGTTGCGGTACACGGACACCATGCAGCCCAATCCGCTGTACAACCCGTCAGGCCCTCCCGTGTACCTGGACCGACCCAATGCACCATCTCAGAACTATGGCAGCGTCAACTCTGCGGCTGCCGGGCCCAAGCCGGGCCAAGGCGGCATTCCCCAAGACGCAATCTTCCGCACGGCCGGCCAGCCGACAAAGGCCCCCGACATGTCGATGTATTCTCCCGGGAAGGCGCAGCCGACGCAAACTCAGTCGCAGGGCAGTCCGTACGGCAATCCGCAGACAGGCGGCGGCTATCCAATGCCTGCGCCTCCTACGGGCGGCGGATTCCAACTGCCGCAGCAGCAGACTCAGTACGGCGGATCGCAGTCGCAGCAGCAGTACGGCCAATCGCAAGGCTACCCCATGCCACAGCAAGGCAGGCAGTCGTCCAGCCAGCAGCCGCAGGGCTACCCGATGCCGCAACCGCCGGGCTCGCAGTACCGCACAAACGAACCACCCGTAGCCACAAGCTCTGGCCGGGCGTACGGCGGCGACATGATGGTTCCGTATTCGGATGCGGCCCCGAGGCCGACGCAGTCCGGTGGGCTTATGGCCGATCCGGAAGAAACTCGCCGCTACGACGAGATCATGGCACGAAACGGAGTCAGCCGTCAGGACTATGCTGATCCAAGGTATCAGGATTACCTACGGGCCCAAGGGCAGGGCACGGGAGATTCCAAAAGAGACATTGAGGAGTTCGGTCGCTACAAGCAAACGGGGCAGACGCAGAATCGCTTGCCGCCGCCGCCGGTCAATGGTGCGCGGCCCATGCCCGGCCAAGACGGAATTCCCCAAGACGCCGTCTTCCGTGGCATGCCGGGCACCTATGCGATGCCCCCGCAAGTCCAGACGCAGATGACGGACATGTTTGGGAATCCGACCACGCCCGATCAGTACTTCCCCCAGCAGGACGCCTTCGTCGCGCAACTCATCGAACGCTTGGGGCAGAACCAGAGCGGAACCTATCTCGGTCAGGGCGCCCCGCCGGCCGACTGGGGGCGCCCGCAGCCCTTTGACATCAACAGCCTCTGGGGCAATGCAGGCGACATGATCCAAGGTGGCTGGCGGAATCCGTTCGCCGCCCCGATGGAAGCAAATCCGTACATGAATCCGTATGGATTTAGTGACGCTTACTCCGATCCGTATTCCCAGTACGGCATGGGGTTTGGCGGTCTCCGCGATTGGCAGCAGCCGTTTAACGGCACCCAGCCCAGGCTCCCGCCGGGCTTCATGTACTAGATTGACATCCGTACACTAATTTGATACCATCACTCTCCCCCGAGGTGATACCATGCAACAACGCAAGCTGAACGTCGGTCTGGTCACTTTCTCTTACGGCGGCAACGGCGGGATTTCCTCTGAAGTCCCAGACATCAGGGAGTGGATGACACCCCTCGTTGCCGAGGCGTCCCGGGATCCACGGATTGAGAACATCCGCATCTGGAACCTTGCCGATACGCCGATCACCATGACCCGCAACCGGGCCGTTCTCCAAGCCCGCGAGTACGGGGTGGATGTGTTGGTGATGATCGATTCAGACATGAAGCCCGACTGCGAACAGGGCGGAAAACCTTTCTTCACATCGTCCTTTTCGTTCCTGTACGACCACTACGAAAAGGGCCCGTGTGTCATCGGTGCCCCGTACTGCGGCCCGCCTCCGATGGAGTGCGTGTACGTCTTTGAGTGGCGGAACATGCAGACCGACAATCCGAATCCAGACTTCCAGTTGAAGATGTACGAACGCTCCCAGGCCGTAAAGATGTCCGGCATTCAGGAATGTGCTGCCCTTCCCACGGGCCTGATCATGTACGACATGCGGGCCTTTGAACTGACGGAACCCAAGACCGACGCGGACAAGCCTTGGTTCTATTACGAATACCCCGACAAGTATCAGGCCGAGAAGGCGTCCACGGAAGATGTTACACAGACACGCGATCTTTCTTTGGTTGGTACGCAGAAGCTGGGCTACAATCCGCTCTTCTGTAACTGGGATGCTTGGGCTGGCCACTGGAAGCCGAAGTGCGTTGGCAAGCCGCAGTTCATCGAAGCCAAGCACATCTCCGAGAAGCTAAAGCAGTCCTGGGAAGCCAACTTCGATTCGACCGTGAAGATCGTGGACCTAAAGCCCAAGTTCAAAGTGAGTGTCTAGCGAACGGACCTGCGCCGAGTGCGGCAAGACCTACCCGCTAGACCCCAAACACTTCCACAAGTCGAAGGACGGCTATCACTCCAAGTGCCGTCACTGCCGCAATACGATTGCGAAGAAGAAGCGCAAGCGTAAGACCGACAAGAAGCTAGAAGAGATTGAGAAGGGTGCGGTCGATCTCTTCATCGCCGCCGCCCGCCTGGGTGGATCGAACATCCCCCATTCCTCTGAGTTGGTGGAGATCCTCTACACCTACTTCGGTGGCGTGGCCGGATTCGGCAATGCCTGGATGAAGCAGTTCTACGACGCCCCAGCCGGCGGTGCGTTCAGGACCAAGATGCTGGAGACGATGGTCCGGCTGACTGCACAAAATTCCGCCGATGGTGGTGCGAAGAAGCCGCTCACCCTCTGGTCAGAAGATGAATTGGAAACGGAGCTACAGAAACGTGTTCTGGAAGCGGCGACGGTCATCAACGCCTTACCACAGAAAGACCTCAATGACGCAGTGCGAAACTTGCAAGTGGTGGATCGAAGTCAACAAGGAGCCACGAATTGGGTTGTGCCTCCGGTATCCCCCAACGCCGATGGAGAACGGGGACAGTCGGTTCCCAATGACAACTCCGGAAACGATGTGCGGTGAACATGAAAACGCAAACAGAACTCCAGCGGCTGGGTGATGCGGTCGTCGTCCTGAAGACCCTGAGACGGTATTGCTCAGAGTTCCTCACCGGGACCAGACCGTCCGACAAGTCGATAGTGGAAGCCATAGACATCGTCCTCTCTGAACTCAATGCGCAAGCACCCAAAGATCCCCCCACCTCAGACCGCTAGTGCCCCGATTGCGGGCATGACGAAGCACGCGCTGGACTCCATGAAGGAGTTGCAGCAGGAGATCGCGGAACGTCGTATTGAGGCGTTGCGGCTGTACACGCCAATGCCCAAGCAGGACGAGATCCACCAGTGCATGGCGAGCGAGCGGATCGTGATCGGCGGAAACCGTGCGGGGAAAACGCTGTGTGTTGCGGCAGAAATCGCCAGGGCTGCGACAGGCCAAGACCCGCACAACAAGTACCCCAAGGAGGGCGGCAACCTTGTGATCGTTGGCAAGGGGTGGACCCACATCGGCATGGTGATCCACAGGATCCTGTTTCGCCCCGGTGCGTTCCGGATGATCCGGGACGAAGAGACAGCCAAGTGGCGGGCATTCATTCCCGGCAAGGACGATGCAAGAAGGGGAGAGGCCAAACCCGCGCCTCCTCTGATCCCCCCAAGAATGATCAAAGAAATCGCCTGGGTGCAGAAGAACGCCGGTTATCTCCAGAAGGCGGAGTTGATTACTGGATGGACGATCTACTGCTTCTCATCAGAAGGTGAACCGCCCCAAGGTTTCGCGGCCGACTTGGTCTGGTGTGACGAAGACTTGTCAAATGAGGCTTGGGTGGGGGAGATGCAGGCTCGCCTCGCGGATCGCAAAGGCCGCTTTATTTGGAGTGCCATGCCACATTCCAAGAATGATGCGCTCCTTGGACTGTGTGAACGCGCCGAGAAGTCTGAGAACGATCCCAACGCAATCATCCGCAAGTTCACGCTGCGCTTCTTGGACAACTCCGCGATAGACGACGAGGAGAAGAAAAAGAACATCGAACGCTGGTCGGCTCTCGGCGTGGACGAACTCCGCATGCGTGCGGAGGGCGAATTCACCACCGAATCCACGCTCATGTATCCGACGTTCAATACGGCGGTCCATGTCATGCCGCGTTCCCATCTCCCGGACGGGCAAGTCCCCAGCGACTGGACCAGATACGTCGCGATTGATCCGGGGCATACGGTCATGGCGTGCCTCTTCGCAGCCATCCCTCCTGACGAGCGATTCATTCTGTTCTATGACGAACTGTACATCCGGCAGTGCAACGCCCTGATCTTCGGGGAACAGTTCGCAGCCAAGGCGCAGAACCAGCATTTCTACAACTGGATCATGGACATGCACGGCGGCATGCTCCGCGACTTGGGGTCAGGAAGACTCCCGCATGAGCTATACAGCGAGGAACTGAAGAAGCGGAACATCCGCTCGCAGATATCGGGTTTTGGATTCACTCCAGGATCCGATGACATCCCGGCCCGCACGGCGCTGATGCGGAAGCTCCTACACATCCAAGGAGACGGGACGACGCGGTTCAAAGTCCTGGATGGCGGGTGCCCCAACTTCCTGCGGGAGATTAAGCGCTACCGCAAAAAGACCACTACGGTGAACGGCCAGGTCTACGTGACCGACGAACCGCAGACGCGAGGCGAAGTCCACGCCTGTCAGGCCGCAGAGTACATGTGTGCCTACGAACCCAAGTATCACAAGCCCCCCAAGGTCATCGGGCCGGAGCCTTGGTGGGTGAAGTATCTGGCCGACAAGCGCCGCCGCCAACAGAAAGACGACGACGGTGTCTTGTACCTCTCTCCGAAAGGGAAATACCAATGAGCGATTTCGTCATGCCTAAGGCCGAATTGGGCGAGTTTGTGTTCTTCCATGCCCATGAGGGTGCCAAGCCGGTCCCGGCCTTGGTTACTGACGTATCTGCCAGAACGCTCACGCTGTGGGCTATCGCCCCTGGCTACGGCGGGACGGAGAAGGCGTCCGTCCACCATGTCGATGACCCGGGCGTGAATGAGTTCCCGGCGTGGAAGTCCTACGGTTTTTGGCAGCACAAGCCGGCCGGGCAGCTTGCCATCCTCTCGGAACGTGTCGCCATGCTGGAGAAGCGGGCCGAAAAGGACACTAAGAAGTAGGAGCGTTCATGGCAGAAACATCCCAATTCGACGTAGATGCGGTGGCTGCAATGCATGCCAGTGGCATTTCGCTAACCAAGATCGCACGAATGCCAGGAATGCCCAAATCTGTCCACTCGCTGTCGCGGGCGCTGAAGGCTGCTGGCCACACGGTAAAGCAGTACAAGGGCATCCTGAAAGACCTCACTGATGAGCGATTAATTGCGCTGTACCTAGACCAGGGGTTTAGTTGCAGGGAGATAGCTGCGCTTTTTAATTGCAGCACAAGCCCAATCAAAAATCGCGTGCGCGGTCTGGGCATCTCTCGTCCGACGGGGTGGGCTTTGCGAGGCAGCAATAATCCGTTCTGGAAGGGCGGCAGGCTTAAAAGCAGTGCTGGATATGTGCATTTGCTAAAGCCCGGCCATCCGATGGCGTGCCGAAAGGGCTACGTGTTAGAGCATCGCCTTGTGGCCTCAGAGCATCTTGGCCGCATGCTTGGCCGCAAGGAAGAAGTGCATCATCTGAACGGCATTAAGGACGACAATCGATGGGAAAACCTCGTTGTTGTCCAAAGTGGCAAACACCAGAAACTGCACGCTGACCACAACCGTAAAGTGTGGGCCCTGCAAAAGCGCGTAGAGCTACTAGAGGCGATGCTGCATCGCGGCGAGTCTTGGAAGGTGGTCGGATGAGTACTGATAATCCACTTGCGCCAATCACGGCCGGCTGGTTAAAGCTGATAAAGATGGCGCAGACCTATAAGCGACCTTTCAGTGACGATGCGAAGGAAGCTCTGGGGTTCTACGCCTCCGATCCGGAGGCCATGTGGGGGCCGGAACAGGCCCGTGCCTATGCCAAGGGGATTGATCTTCCTGCCGTGCGAATCTGCGTGAACCGCGTTTGGGAGGCCGTTCGCCTCTTTACGTCGGTCATCCATCACCGGAATCCCACCCGGGCAGTGAACCCGAAGGACTACCCCATCGTCCCGGCTCCACTCCTGGGGATCTTCCCGCAGCCGCCGGTTCCGCAGATGGGGCCCAACGGCCCTGTCATGGGGCCGGACGGCCAGCCGGTGATGATGCCCGACCAAGGGATGATGGCCTACCAGCAGGGCATGGAACAGCAGCAGTTCAACTACGAACGCCGCAAGATCATCGCTGCGCTCCTAGAGCAGTATCTGAACTACACGCCAAACGAACTGAACCTAAAGCAGCATTCCCGGAAGGTTGTCGAAGAGGCGTTCATCAAAGGCGCTGGGGTGTGGTGGCACGAACTGTACTCCCCTCCTGGCAGTGCAGTGAAGTTTGCCGGCTCCTTCTACGACTCAGTGGACAACCTCGTCTGGGATCCGGATGCCGATGAGTTTGAGGATATCCGCTGGTGTGCCCGCAAACGTATTCAGCCCATCGATGAAGTGGCAGCGAAGTTTGGCCTGTCCCGCGACGATCTGAAGGGCCATCTGGAATCGTATGCCTCCAGGTCGGATGAGAAGGAACGCGGCTATGAGAACAAGCGCCGCAACGGCCAGACGAACGACATCATCTGCTATTGGGAAATCTATTCTAAGACCGGCTTTGGTGACCGGCTGAAAGACGCAGACAAAGACCTCCGTGGCAAGTTCGACGCCATGGGCCCCAACTGCTACCTCGCCGTGGCAGACGGCGTCGAATTCCCACTGAACATGCCGCTCCCCATGCTCCAGGAGCCGGTAGACGAAACAGGCGTGTCTCAGCAGATGTTCATGGCTTGCCAATGGCCGATTCCATTCTGGGCAGAACCGGGCGGCTGGCCCTTCACATTGCTCGCGTGGCACGGCAAACCTGGATACTCATGGCCGGTCTCTTTGATCCGTCCCGCTATTGGGGAATTGCGATTTATTAATTGGGCGATGAGCTTCCTCGCGACCCGCGTTGCAACCTCATCGCAGACGCTGATCGGCGTATCCAAGGCTGCGGACCAAGACCTGAAGTCGAAGATCCTGGAGAAGTCGGAGAAGGGCTTCAACATTGTCGAAATCTCCGAAGCAGTCGGCCGGTCGGTCAACGATGTGATCTCGGTATTCAACATGCCCGGGGTGACCCAGGACATGTACCAGATCATCGCAGAGGTCACGGCACTCTTTGACCGCAGAGTTGGTCTGACTGAGCTGGTTTACGGGATGACCAGGAACCAGTTCAGATCAGCCGCAGAAGCCCAGGTGAAGGCGGAACAGATTTCCGTGCGGCCGGACGACTACGCTTCAATTCTGGAAGACGCTCTCTCGGAGGTCGCCCGCAAGGAAGCCCTGTGTGCCCGATGGTTGATCTATCCCCAGGATGTCGAACCGCTCCTGGGCCCGATGGCCGCACAGGCATGGGGCATGCACGTTCAGGGAGAGAACCCGGACAGCATCGTCCGCGAGTACTCATACCGCGTTGAGGCGGGCAGTGCTAGAAAGCCCAACATCGCGACCCGCATCGAAAACATCACCAACGCCATGCAGATCCTCGCTCCGATCTCCCAAGGGTTGCTCCAGGCCGGCAGGCCGGAACTCTTCAATGCTCTCTTGGAAGACTGGGGCAAGGCCATGCAAGTCGATGTTGCTCGCTACATGATTCCACCTCCGCCGCCCGGCCCACCGCCCGGAACTCCACCAGAACAGCCACAACCCAATGCAAATCCCCCAGCAAATCAGTGATCGCGGCCGAGAGGCTGTGGAGGTCTACAAGAACGCCCTTCAGTATGGAGAGCGGTTCGCGGAAATGTGCGCACTCCAGATCGCTCCCGGGACCAAAGGCTCCGACCGAGCGTTTATGCAGGGCCGCATGAACAACCAGCAGTTAAACGACATGCCCGCCGAATCCGCAAAGTGGATGGTCAAAGAAGCCAGGGCAGCCGGGATCAACATCTCCGGCAAATACTACTGCGGCGGTCTGGCTGACAAGCGTCGTTGGCAAGACCCGGAGGCGTGGGTCTCGTCCAACGACGATGTCCTGCGAGTAGCGAAAAAGCGCCGGCTCGCGGTATCGGGGACAGTGAATTATGACCCCGGCCCAGCCGCTCCGAAGCGGAAGCTGATCAACGAAAAGATTGTGGCCGAAGAGGTCAGGAAGGAACTCCGCAAGAACCCGGGAGCCAAGGCCGGGGAGGTGCGGGAGCGATTCATCGACAAACATGCCTACAAAGCGAAAGGGCGAACATGAGCGAGATTGAGCGTTTCTCCACTGGGGCCACCATCACTGCCGGGTCGTCTGCGGCTTCCACCACGCCGCGATTCCCGTTTGGCCGGTATGCCGGCGGCGGTGTGATTATCGGTAGCACCAACGGTGCCACCCAGATCAACTGGCACGTTTCCGCAGGGGCCGAAGACACCCCCGTCCGCATTTACGCTGATGGCTCTGCCCTGACAACCGCCGTGACCGTGGGTGCCCACCCCATTCCTGATGCTTGCTTCGGATTTGCCTACGTCGCACCAGTCGTCGTCGGTGCTACCACCTGCGCTATGACGGTATCCGTGAAGGGCTAGCCATGTTTGAACACGTAATCATCACGCTGCTCCTCGCCGCCGTCTTCGTGCTGGCGATCCGCAGCCGCTGACCCTACATCACCACAAGAGCGTC